AGGTTGATACTTGCCGTCCTTCTTCGGTGCTCCAATGTCGACCCATTTGTCTTGAACCCATTTTCTTAATCCGCCTTCTGAGTAATACCTACGCACAACCAGCTCTTCTTTTTCGAGTCATGCCAGCCATTTGTATAGGTCCACCAGAAGCAGCTTTTTTACGACTATCTTTTTTACCACCTGGTGTAATTTTACCAGAGCATACGCCTGATGCGTACATATTAGCATAGGCTGATGGATACACTTTAAATTTTCGCTTCGCCGCTGCTTTACCTTTTGCGCAAAGTTTAGCCATTATGCTTTTACCGTTTTATTTTTTTTCTTTTTCTTTTTTAAAAGCGCAAAATCTTTTCCAGATATTTTACCATCTTTATTAGCATCAAGTTTAACTTGACCACCACTTAAAAAGTTTTTTCTAGTTTGTTTATTAAATCTTCTGTTTGACATTATTTTCCTCCTCTAAATATTTGTGTACCCTTTATACCAAAAATACTCGCAACTACAAGTATCCATAAATTAGTGAACCATTTCGGAAGCGACTGGAAATACTCGAAAAACAATTTTACCTTCTCCATCGCAGTTGGATCATCCGACATAACTGCCCACATTAACACAATGATCGGTGCCGAAATTATAATAAGTACAAATTCGTCCTTATAGTCGTTTTGTCTCGCTTCAAGTAGTTTCCCTTGGTAAGCTTCCTCACCTCGGGCCATTTTTTCTGCATGCATTAATTGTGCATCAGACATAGCCATCTTAGTCTTCTGTTTATTCGCGTAAATTTTGCTTCCTGCTTGTAAAGCAATTTTTGCTAGACTAAACCAAGCCATATTAGTACCACTTAGCTTTTCTATTTTTCTCTTTTAAAATTTTTCCTTGACCTTGAACTTCTTGTTCTTGTGTTTCAGCTGGATCAGTCATTTCAACTTCAACTCCACCTGTTGCATAACCATCTTTGTTCGTAAACATTTCGTGGTTAAGGTCTTTTTTGTTTTTTTCTGCCATATTAGCTCCTTTGTTGATTACTTTACTCTTTTTTTAAAATTTTGTCGACAATTTTAGTCGTCTCTTCTAACTATTACACTACTAGGACCCATATCTTTGGCATTTGGTAGTGTTTTTGACAAAATTGTCTTTTCGATTGAAGTGTCAGCTCTTAATTTTGCTAAATCTTCGTTCTGTTCAAGTTTTTCATCTTGATTTTGTTGATTCATCATCGCTCTCATCTTATCAAGATTGATTCTTTCCTCACCTTCTTCACGTTTTCTTTGATTTTCTTGTGCTTGAAGGTCTAATTCTCTTGCTCTTAACTTAGCAATAGGATCATTGTCAAATTGAGAAGTAATTTTCTTCTCTTCTTTCATAAATTCTTCCATCATGTCAGCAATCAGTTGTGCTTTTCTTGCTTCAATCTTTTCAGATATCATTTTTAACTGCATTTGCATTTGTGGATTTTGCATTGCTTGTGGATTTTGTTGCATTGCCATAATTTGTTGCATCTCTTGTCTAAATTCTACTTCAATTTGTTCTTGTGCCATTAGTGAAATGTGTTCAAAACAGTTTTTTTCTAATGAAGCCATAATCATCGGATTATTTCTAGCCATGTTTGTTGCCATAAAATTTAAATGCGAAGTTATGTGTGCTCTGTGGTCTTGACCAGGGAAAGCTTGGAATGGTTTCCCAGCGAGAGAGTCAATATGTTCTAACGCTGGGTCCTTCGGTGTGGGAACTTGTGGTCGCTTTAAAAGTTTATCAATATCTTTAACGCCTAGCGCTTCATACATATTTCTATACGCTTGATACAAATTATGAATTTGCGGATTAGATTGAGCCAGCTGCAGTTCCGACTGTGCGAGGGAAATACGCTGTGTCTGTGAGAAAATATTGGGATCCGCAACTGGCAATATATCTACTCTATCGTCAAAGTCCGTTTGTTTAATCATTCTTTGACCGCCAACAACATCGTAAGGATATTCTTGTGGTAGATATAACTTGAAAACTCTAGACATTAATTTGAATTCTTGTTTTAGGGCTGCATAAATTCTTTTGTGAATAGCAGACATTGTTCTGCTTCCTCTTTCCAACAAAGCTACTGTCGTACCCACTGCCGCTTGTTGATTACCCTCACCTACTTGCAAGTCTGCTATTGAAGCGAATCTTTGACCTGCTTGTACTACGACGCCCATAAGTGCTAAGAGTGTTTGCGATGGTTCTTTAAACGGAAGCATCATAAATGCATCTCTAATATTTCCGCCTGGTGCGTCTACGTCTCTAAATTCTCCAGGTTGTATAGATTGTGCATCATCTCTAATTCTGATTCCTCTTTGTTTAAATCCAGCAGGTAAATTAGATAATGTTCCTGCATCTAGTAGTTGTCTCAAAGCAGCTGTTGCTGTTCTTGATAAACCACCAATCATATGGATTAAACCAAAACCATAAAAACCTAAACCTGGTAAAAATTTAAAGTGCACAAAGTAATCTATTTTATTTTTTAATGGATCACCGACTTCGTAGTTTCTTTTGATTGATAAAATTTCTCTTGAGTTTTCTTCTACAGTTACAACGTAAGGCATTTTAATTCCTGTTGGTTCACCGTCTTCACCCATGTCTTCAAAACCTTCAAGATCTAAATGAACATGACATTCTAATAAATTAAATACATCTTCGTCTCTGCCTTTGCTTTGACCTTCTAGTTCTCGTTCTTTTCTTTCAACCTCTGTTTCATTAACTGGTCCTGGTTTTAAATCTATGTCTCTATAAAAACCAGCAACTTGTTGTTTTCTTAATTCATTTTCAGAAATTTGTACTCGATGTATGATTGATTCCGCATCGTCTAATGAGGTAGCTGTGTACGGAACAATCAAATCATCTGCAGGAACAAATTTAGAGCAAGCCATTGAAGCTGCTTCATCATAATATACTTTTTTAAAAGCAGATCCTGCTAACGGTAAATGAAATAACATTGAATCAAAATCTGGTTCATATTCTTTCATCTTTTCCATTATTTGGTAATTCATAAAATCTTTTACTCTTTGAGATTGTTGTTCTTTTTCTGGTGTTGGTACACCCAAAATTTGTGTTCTTACTGGTCCTTCTGCTGGTAATAATTCTTTGTAAGCTAATGATTGAAATTGTGTAACTGCTTCAGCTAATACAGGATGTGTTGCACCAGATGCACCTTGAAACGGTTCTGTTCTTTGATCGTATTTAAATCCTAATAAATCTAAACCTTCTCTGTAAGATCTTTCCCAATCTTTTCTAGAATTTTTATAGTCTTGATAATTTTGATAAAGTGTTGAACCAAGTCTACCTAATACATCATCAGGTAAATGTTCAGCTAAGTTGTCGTAATGATTTTCTCCGCCTTCGACAGATGCTATTGCAGGATCGTAATTAATATCTACAGAGCCATCTTCATTTTCTGTAACTTCTACAGGATCACCTTGTTCGTTAACTTCTTGTTGCTTTTCTTGTTCAGCAACTTCAATTTCTTCAGGTGATGGAACTTTTAACTCTTGCTCTACGTTCGGTAGAGACTTGTCTATGTCTGCCATTTATTTTCTCCAGTTTCACAGGTTTAACAGTATTATAATCAATAAGCAACCCCTGAGACTCAGGTCCGGATTTAGGGGGTACTGTCGTTGTTAGTTTAGTCTTCATAAGTGTAATCTGTTGGATCTATTTCAGGGCCTTGATCAAAATCAGCTCTTTCTTGTTGACTGTATTGAGATCTTGCATCTGCTTCGTCTACTGCTTTTTGTCCTTTTGTATATTTAGTTTCGCCCGTGCCTTTAGCAAAACCTTCTAGCTCTGTAGAATTTCCACCTACAATATCTTCAATATCTGGTACTGTATCGTAGTCTACATCAACATCATCTAACTCGGGTCCTACCTGTCTAAACCTAGTATCAGAGGCTTGAAACTCTCCTGGTGTTTTTACAGCCTTGCCTGTTGTTTCATCAACTAATTCATAGCCTGGTGGTGTGTAATTTATTTCATAGGGTTCATCATAAGCGTTTTTACCTTCAACCATAATTCTACCATCATCATGAGCTTGAACTTTTACACCTGGTAATTCTGGTATTTCTATCTCTGTAAGATCAGCATCAATTTTTTTAGCTATACCTTTTTCAAAAGCTTTATCTACAAAAGCTGGAAACCAGTCTGGCATTACTGTAGTTGTATTAGCTAGCTTAACAACTTTAGCTGATTTCACACCTTTAAAAAATTTACCTAGAATAGGTAGTGATGCAATCCC